CATACGCTATGGACTTGGGGCTATAACACCTACGGCCAACTCGGCCTCGGCAACGCCACCAATTATTCTTCTCCCAAGCAAGTCGGCGCTTTGACAACTTGGTCAAATGTCGCGTGCGGCTTCTATCACACGATTGCTAGACACACATGAACAAGAACCTGCATTTTCTTTCAGGCATTCCACGTTCAGGCTCGACGGTGCTGGCGGCCATCCTTAATCAGCATCCGTCAATTCATGTCAGCACCACGTCCGGCCTTGTTCACGCTCTCGACGGCGTAGCAAATACTTGGGCACAAGCCGCATTGCTGAATGCCAACGATCCAGCGCGCGAACAACTTGCCAGAGTCATGCGCGGTATGGTTGATGCTTTTTACGAAGATGTTGAAAAGCCTACTGTCCTCGACAAATCCCGCGGCTGGCCTATCGCACAGATCATGCATGCGATGGGCATGGTGTTAAAACATCCGCCGAAGATCATAGCGACGGTTCGCTCTGTGCCGGACTGCGCGGCCTCATTTGTTCGTATCGCCAAGCCGGATGATCTCGACGCCTTCGTGCAATCTGGGCAGTTGCTGGATCACCTGAAAGCCGCGTACATTTCCCTGCAAGACGGTTATTGTTTTATGCCGGAATGCTTCTTGATGGTCGAGTACGACGACCTGATAGCGAACCCAAAGGTGCAGCTTGATCGGGTTCACGAGTTTCTGAAACTTCCATCGTTTAAGTACGATCTAGAAGCCATCGACGGCAAGTCGGTCGAGGAAGATGATGAAAACCAGCACGGTTATGCCGGGATGCACGCCATCAAGCCAAAGCTTGAACGTCAGCACACCGATGATCCGAAAGATGTTCTGAACCACCACTATGTCAGCTTTTGCCAACCGGAGTTCTGGCTCGACAAGCCACGAACCATTCCGCCGATCCACGATCTTGATCTGCAACTAGCCGCCGCGACTGTTGGTGATTTTGCCGAAGGCTGGCGTATTGCACAGAAACTCGAAATCGAGGAACCAAACAATCACAAGGCGGCGTTTAACCGGGCGCATTATGTGCTGCGTATGGGCAAGATACAGGAAGGCTATCGCCTGTTAAACCGAGGGCGTTTCTTCAACGAAAAGTTCTATCGCCCCGATGCGCCGACCGAAGAATGGGACGGCATCCGCAAGGGAACGGCGTTGCTCGCATTGGGTGGTGGCCTTGGCGATCAAATCCATCAGGTGCGCTACGCCAAGAACATAGCGACGAAAGGCTGCAAGGTTATCGTCGCCTGCGCCGGACCTCTGGCCTCTCTCTTTACGGATGTCGAGGGGGTGTCGGCTGTCATCCAACGCGAGGCCGCTTTCGGCGTCTACCATGATTTTTGGGTTGATGGCATGTCGGCTCCGGTGCCTCTTGGTCTTGAACTAGAGGACTTGAGCGGCAAGCCCTATATCCGCAAACCTGCCGCTATTAAGGGGCGCAAGAAGCGGATAGGGCTGCGCTGGCAAGGCAATTCGCGTTTCGAGAATGACCACCACAAGCTGTTCCCGCACGATGTTTTCTTCGATGCAGTGAAGGATGCCGACGCCGACTTTATCTCGTTACAGCGCGATGAAGGCACCGAGCATCGGCCACCTTGGGTGCGAGAGGTTCCGCTGCGCACTTGGGAAGATACGCGCAACGCTATCGCTTCTTGCGATCTGGTGATAAGCTCCTGTACGTCAGTTAGTCACCTATCAGCCGCGATGGGGGTAGAGACTTGGGTCGTTATACCGATCATGCCATATTATCTCTATGCGATAGATGGCCCGACGACGCCCTATTATGACAGTATGAGGCTATTCCGCCAGCCAGAGTTCGGACATTGGACCGAAGTGTTTAACCAGGTTAAAATAGCATTAGGAGGTTCTCATGTTGCTCGCAACACGACCACACACAGTAGGCAACCGCCGCAGGTGGGTTGTCGATTATTCTCAATGGCTTAGCCCGGGTGCAACCATAGCGACCGGGACCGCCAGCACTACGTCCACGGACACTACGGTGGACACGGTATCGACCACCGCGACGACGCTTATCTTCTTCCTGACCGGCGGATCGCTAAACGAAGCCTTAACTGTTTCGCTTCAGATTGGCGATACGCTTGGTGAAGTCAAGAACGACACCATCAACTTTAATGTCATCGCACCATAAGGAGCTATCATGGCAAACCTAGCTGAAAAGACTGCCGAGGAAATCGCTGCCGGCGCTCGCACTGCTGAAGCTTATAAGCGTCATATAGAGACCGGCGGGGTTGCGTCTGAGTTTGGTTCACAGGTCCCAGGCCCGAACCCACAGGCGGTTAACCCTGTTCAGGTGCCTGGTACGCCTGCGGCGGCTGTTGCGGTCACTTTGGCTGGCACCCCAGCTGCTGTTCCTCCCGCTGCGGGGGGTCCTGCGGTTGCTGTTCTTTTAGGTCTGACTGGCCCGACTGGCGTTGTTGGCTCTACCGGTGCAGTCGCGCCGACCGGTGTGACAGGTCCGACATTCGGCCCTATTCCGACCTTCCTTCGCAAGATCGAGGGCGAAATCGAGGCTGAGTTCAAAAAGCTGTAAGGAACAGAATGGTTGAAGGTCCAACGGTCTTAGAAGTAGCACCGGCGCGCGTCGTTGAGACCGCGCCGGTGCAAGTTGGCGTTGAGACGGCGCGACAGAAGCAGGTCCTATGGTTTGACCCGAATTGGCGCGAGTTCCACAAGTTGTGGTCTATCCGGCTCAGTGCCATCGTTATGTTGTTGTCGGCTGCGGAAATGGCTGTGCCAGCCTTCATTACCTGGGTTCCGCCACGTCTGTTTGCGTTGTTGTGTTTAGTCATCGTCGGGGCGGCCTGGGTCGCACGCCTCATGAACCAACGGAGTACCAATCTGTGAGTGATACCCCTCCCCCTATGCCAGCCGGCGCTGCTCCAGTACGCGGGAGTGGCTATGTCCCTATAGTGGTGTCCCTCCTGATGCTGTTTGAGGGCACGGTGCTGGTCGGATATCATGACCGGATCGACCCACCCAGGGTTAATACGGTTTGCACTGGCCATATTGAGGGCGTGCATATTGGCGACCGCTACACCAAAATCCAATGCGCTGACATGCTGGCCACGGATATTCCGCGCTACGAGAAGCAAGTCGAGCGCTGTATTACGGTCCCCCTGCCAGACTACCGGCACGCGGCTATTTTCTCGTTTGGCTACAATGTAGGCGGCGGCGCTCTCTGCAAGTCAAGCGTGGCCCGCAAGTTAAACGCCGGCGACGTGGAAGGAGGCTGTAATGCCCTCCTGCTGTACGACCGCGCCAACGGGAAGGTTATCAAGGGCCTCGAAACCCGCCGCGTTGCCGAGCGTAAACTCTGTCTGTTGGACGCGAACAACCCCGGCGCTGTGATTGCAGCTGGCCCCGTGACGCCACTTGCCCAGCACATTGAGGTACCCCTTGATAAGGCACCCCCTATAATCAGGCCGCAGCCTGTTAAAGTACAACCTATAACCAGGCCGCAGCCTGTTAAAGTACAACCTATAACCAGGCCACAACCTGCATCTGCGCCCCAACTTACCCTTTGGCAGCGAGTCACGGGCTGGTTCATGGAGAAGTGATATGTTTATAATCCATCACCTTCTTGCCGGCGCATGGGCTACAATTTGGCACTGGGGGGCTGGCGTTGCCCTGATCATCATCTGCCTATTGTGCGCCTTTGGCACGACGCTGATCGCTGGTATTCCTGTGATTGGACTAGGGATTGCCAATGCGCTTGCGCCCCTCCGTAAGGACTTCATTATCGCCGCGGCCTTGGTGGCCTTGTTCTTGGCTGGCATGTATGTGGGGGCGAAAGACACCGCTTTGCACCATAAAGCCCAGCAGATGGTGATAGTTAACCACGTTAACAGCGTGGTGGATACCGTGGTTAACAGCCCACAAAACAAGCCACAGCCACAAAAATACACGAAAAAGGGTCACAAACCAATCCCGCGGAAGTCCCCTAGGGACCGCTGGGACAACCCGAGGAATTGACATGCGGAGAATAGCCATCGTAATCACCGCACTCAACCTGCTTGCCGGGTGTGATGTGGCGGACCTGCCGCCTAGCTCCATCGCCCCCATCTGCCGGGCCTTGGTAGGCCCCATTAAGTATAATACCAAGAACGTAATGAGCCAGCGGTATGCCGCCTACTTGCTTTCCTTGGATATTCATGCTAGAAACGAGATTGGACGAAAGCTGAACTGCCCAAAATACAAGTGAGGTCCCATGGCTAAGAAATGGATCAAGGGGGCTATCAAGCACCCCGGCGTCGAAAAGAAGGCCGCGGCGCGGGCTGGCATGTCTACGCAGGAGTACATGCAAAAACACCGTGGCGACTCTGGAACCAGTGGGGAACGGGCCCGGTTGGGCCTTACCCTTTCGGGTATGAGTAAGGGAAAGTAAGTGTCTCGGCATCCTTCCCTACCTACGATGGGTGCGTTACTGAAGAAGCGTCCGCGCCGGCCCCATCAAGGCGTGACAACCAAATCTACCCCTGGTACGTCAATAGCGTTCCAGGGGGCTAATTCATCCCTCTTCAAAGGAGATACCAATGCCAACGGATCAGCTACCAACGGAAATCCCACCAGAGGTCGAGGAACCCCTCACGGCACCGGTCAAGAAGCCGCGCAAACCGCGGGGCAAGAACAAGCCCAAAGTAAAGCCAGTACCTGACAAGCCAGTCGAGATACCGGTACAGGACGTGAACGAAGCGCCCAAGAGCCCGGTACTGCGCCCGGCTGGTCTGTCGTTCCCCGAACTGGAGAAGCAGGTCCTGGCGGCCCGCAACCAGCCTAAGCCCGAGCCTTTTGTCCCGCAGATCACGGAGCGACAGGCGGAAAAGACCCGGCTTGAAATGGAAGCCGGCGCTAAGCGTACGGCCTATTTCGAGGAACAGGAACGGCTACGGGTCCTCCCGCCGCCCGATCCCCATGCCCCAATTAACACCCCCGTCCATCGGCCAGGAGACTTCACCCCAAAGATGGGTTCCAAGGACCCAGCGATTGCCAGCCAGACCCTTAAGTAATTGCTAACAAATCAGCCGTAGGGTGACACATCTAGGAGAGTCTCCCTATGCCGGCGTTAAAAATTGAAAAAATGGGCGGCATGTTGCCTGCGTGGGACGACACCAATTTGCCGGTCAGTCAGGCCGCCAGTGCTGAAAACTGTTATCTATTTAGCGGTGCGCTTCAGGGCTGGCGGACACCTAAGCTACTGAGAACACTCAACGATCCCCTTGCGACCGCCGCCTTTCGGGTGCCGACGCTGACCCAGGCGAAGGCCACGTCGATCCTGACGTTTATCACCCAGCCAAATGTTGGAGATTTTATTCAACTCGGGGAGCTTGTTTACACCTTTGGCAATGCCACTACGCCGGGCTTTACAGTTGGTATCGGGGGCACACTGGCCACAACGATGGCCAACTTGCTGGCCGCGCTGGTTATTGGGATCGACCCCACTGCGGATATCGCGGCCCTGGCCGCTGCTTCCTACACCCTAGATACCTACCAAAACCTGGACTTGTCGCAGGAACCCGGGGAGACCTCGATAGTAGGGTCCACCATTGTCGTGACCGCAACTGACTATGGGGTAGCCTACAACACGCTTCAGTCCACCGAAAGCACCGGCGGCGCTCGACTGAGTTTTAATAGCGTCACCTTTACCGGTGGCACCAACCCGACCTTTACTACCGATATTACCAGTCCGGCGACGTGGCTGGAGTTCCGTGATCAGTACACGACTGTCCTTCGTTCGCCAATTGTTGATGATCAGTACAACCGTATCTATGTCGCAAGTCCTACCGTCGCGCCAAACTATAACACCTATAAGCGTATCGCTGCGGGTCCGACTGGCCCCAACGCACCATTCCTCCTTGGCCTGAACCCCCCCGAAATTGCCCCAACTGTCTCTGTTACCGCGGGCGGCCCGACAGGGCCATCGGGCTATCCTACCTCTATCACTGCCAATACATTCACGCCTGGCTCGAATACCCTAGTGGTGTTTTCGTTTGGGACAACTGGCACAGGTGTCACCGTTGTAGACGTTGATATTATGCCCGCGGGCACTGCCGATGGGACCAACAATAACGTAGCTGGTGTCACAGGGGCTCCGTCTTTTACCGGAGTGCTGTACGCCGACGCTGCCAATACCCCCGGCGCGACCGGCCCAACAGGGGCGACTGGTCCTAGCACACCGGGTGTTCTCCTTGCGACTGGGTCATCCATAGCTGGCTGCGAGGCCGGCACGGCAATTACAAGCACATTCCCAACGCCAGTCACCCTTAACCCGGAGACCGTCTATTGGGCCGGCTTCCAGATAGAAGACGCAGTTCCAATCCAGTTAGCCGACAACTTGGATAACGCTGGTATGTTATCCTTCTCCCAGACATATGCTGTTGGAGCGCCATCATCTTTAGGCCCCGCGGCGGTAACCGTATCCGGGGTTAGTATTGGAGCCTTTACAGGCCCACCCCTATATGGATATCCAGCTACGATTGAATTTTCTGGTAGTCCCCTCGTTTCTGCGGTACCAACAGGGTCCGTGTTCCAAGTTGGCCCTCTAGGCGATACCTTCTTCCTAACTACTACCGCCCCTGCCGGTATTGGTGATACGGCCATCCAGGTTCTTATACCAAACGGCGATCCCACCATGCCAGCCGCTGGCATGATAATTCAGGACTATGGCGTGCCTGGGGCGTATACCGCGAACCCATGGGCAGCGGCGGTTCCAACTACCACCACGGCAGTTGTGGGCGCGACTGGCCCAACGTCTACACCAATCCCCGATCTTCAGATGTGGATTGACACCCTTACGGGGGCAACAATAGAGACAAGAGCCTATGTATATACTTGGGTCTCTGCCTACGAGGAAGAGAGCCCACCAAGCCCACCCACTGTCCAAACAGGCTGGTCGAACGGCCAGTGGGAGATTGGCATGTTTCCACCGCCACCGGAAGATTTAGGGATACTTCGGAATATTACGCTTGAGCGGATTTATCGTACCATAACCGCAGTCGCTGGCCAAACGAACTATTTCCAGGTCACGCCTATAGCCCCCATAGGGCAGACGGAACCGGCTAACTGGGGTGATTTCCCTATCACTCAAGCCACTTTTGCCGACTCGAATGATGATCTGACCATCTCGCTGAATACGATCCTGCCAAGCGCGACCTGGTTCAAACCGCCGGAAGGTCTGGAGGGGTTCGTGTCCATGCCGAACGGCATGATAGCGGGGTGGATGAATAACGAGATATGGTTCTGCGAGCCATACCGCCCTCATGCGTGGCCTCCAGGCTATGTGATGACGACCGAGTTTCCTATCGTTGGCTTGGGGGTAAGTGGTAATTCGTTGATTGCTGTAACTAACGGAACCCCTTATATAGCAACGGGTTTGACCCCCGACAGCATGACACAGGCCAAGGTGTTACTGCCTGAACCATGCAACTCGCGGGCGTCAATAGTGAGTACCCCCGCAGCAGTCTATTACACCAGCCCGAATGGGCTAATGATGGT